AGAGTGAAGGGAAATTCATTTATTCCGCGCTTATATAAAGATTCATCAATTATTTTATCTTCTAGCTTGGATAGATCAATAGTAATTTCTTTACCACCATAATTAATATTATAGTCTTTACCATAACCTAAAACACGAGCAGCAACTAATATTGCGTTTTTATCACCAATTAACAATTCGTTATAATCAATTGGTGTAACAATTAATGATTGAAGTAATTTATCAATAACAATACCACTTTTAATGTAGTTTACATTGGTAAGGATATCTTCTTCCTTAGCTGTCATATACTTCATTTCAATTTCGCCTTTAGCAAGCGGTGAGGTCTCGGGGTACAATAAACCTTTTGAGGGTAATGTAACTGTTTCTGTTGGGATTTTTAATTCGGCCATAAACTATTTTATTTGTGTATATATAAATATATGCAGAAAAAAGGTGTCTGCGAAAGCAGACACCAAAAGAAAAAAATATGAAGGATCTTTTAGAAGTTGAGTACACAGTAATCCATAGCGATTGTTAAGGATAAAGTAATTGCAGCATCACCCTGGCTCCAGTCATATTCTCCGAAAGTAGCTGTTTTGCAATAAGCACCTTTGATAATCCACTCACCTACTACATCACCTACTGGGCCTAGAATGTCTAGTGTTAAATCTTTCTTATAAAAGTCGGAATATCCATCACGGCCTGTTACTGATTCGTGTGCTAAACGAGCCCACTCCATTACTGCTTGTGCGCCTGATGGGGTTACGGGATCGTATAATTCTAAAGTCATATCATTCCATTCAACTTTACCTTTTACTTTACGGTAAACGTTGATGTGATCGAGTTTAATCATATTGGCTTCAAATCCAGGAGCTGATGCCTTTTTAATTAAATATGATGGAATACCATCAATGTACATTATGAACCTATTGGGAACTTTTGGTTCAAAAGCGGTGAACATTATTTCGTTAGCGTCTAATACTGCCATTTTATTTTAATTTTTTATTGCTATCAATAAATATTAGCAACTACATCCCCTTATGCAGGGAATGTAGCGCCGGTTGGTTGTACGTTAAAGTTCAAGATAATGAATTCAGCAGTCTTAGTTGGTTGGATGTAGATCTGGCCTACTAATTGGTTGCGATCAATTACATCAGGTGTATTATTGGAATCATCCATTACTACCTTGTAAGCATATAAACCTTGACGTTGTACTACTGATTCAAGGTATGGATTAACTTGAGATAAAAAGCGATTGCGAGTAACGTTAGTGTTTTGTTCAAATACTAAATTATTACCTACTTGACCAATATAGTCTTTTAATGCAATCAACAAACGACGAACGTTTACACGGTCAAGAGCTGTTTGTTTTTTCTGCAATGTTTTCTGACCAAATACTACAACCCCTTCTCCAGGGAATGTAGCTAATGGGTTAACATTTGCTTCATATAATGTATCGCGATCGCTTTGAGATAATTTTCTTTCAGCACGTAATACTGAAGGAACACCACCACGATTTAAACCGGCAGGTGCAAACCATTCAGCACCAACTTGGTCGTTGAATGCAAATACACCACCCATTACTGTTGGAGCGGGAGCCCATACTGCTTTACCTAAACCTGAGCTGAATAATTGAACCCAGGGATAGTAAGTAGCTGCGTAGTTGCTTGGTTGGCCAGCAGCAGCATTAGCAGCAGCTGAAATTGAAGTACCATAAACACCGGTTCCTACAATTGCAATTGCATCACCACGTCCTTCAGCTGTTGAGATTAATTGTGAAGCAGCGCTACAATCTAAACCAACACCAGGAGCAAGCAATACATTAAATTGGTATTCATCCTTATTAGTTAAAATACCAAAAGCAGTAACATAATCAGCCGGAGCAAATCCTTGAATATTAGTTGTAGTAATATTTTCGTTCATAAGTTGAACAGTAGCTGTTGCTGCAACAGCACCCCCAAATGAACCACTTCCTAGAGCTGGTAGGCTACCACTGTATTGGGTTGCTTTAAAATTACCGTTATTGTCAATAGAATCTACTTGTGGTTTAGATATAGATTTAACACGAATGTATTGAGAAGCATTTGCGTAAGAACCAACGTAATTGATGATATTGTTTGTAGCATCATATACTGGTTTTGAATCGCCTATTACACGAGAAATGTAGTTAGGTAACATTGGATCTAATGATAAGTTAGCCCAAGTTTCTAGATAATTCCTTTGAGCATTATTATCATTACCAGCACGAACTGCTAAAGTAAAGGTACCGCTTCCAGTATTTACATTTGTAACTTCCCAACGAACATTCATTGCACTACCACTAGGTAAGGCACCACCAACTTCAGTACCACCAGCACTGTTCATTTGATTGCCCCAAGCTAATGTTTCAAGTACAAATGAATTATCAATAGAATCATCATCAATATCAGCTACTGAAGAACTTGCATAAGTACTAAGATTAGCACTGCCACTAATAATTCTGGTAACTAATAATGTCTGACCGCCATTTTGGAAGAAATCCTTAGCGGCTAAAGAAGTTAAATATTCATAGTAGTAACTACCACTTTTGAATGTTTCTCCGAATTTGGATACATATTCACTATAAGAAGTAACATAGGTAGGAACAAATGGTTGACCCATTACGGTTGGACCAACAACAGCGGTTGCTGCACCTACGATACCTCTTTGAACCAATGATTGATCTGATTCATTTTGGAATACGCCAGGAGATAAGATTTTTTCTGCCATTTTGTATAATTGTTTTTGAAAATTTTAATAGGATTGACCTAATAATAAATATCCAAAAATCACTATAAAACGCAGATTACTGTTGAATAGGCGTGATTTCTCCCGTTTCGGGATTAATAGAACCCGTTCCGTATTTATCCTGAAGGGATTTAATTAGGTCGTTTTCTTTTTGTTCAATTGTAGCAAGATCACTTAGCAATGTTTTTTTATTGCTTTCAAGTTTTTCGGCTTGCTCTACCAATGCTAAACGCTGCGCTTCAGCTACACCAATTTCGAATAGTGTTTGGTTGTACTTAGACTGGAGGTCTTTAATTGATTGTAATTCTTCTTGTGTTAGTTGTGTCATAACGTTTTATTTCTCCCATTTAGCTAATGGGCAAGCTTGAGGACCTGGTTTAGGGGAAAATACTTTTTTACTTAGTGGACAACCACATTGACCACAAATAAATGAATTAATTGCAGTAATGTAAGTTTTTTTCTCACATGAATCACAAACAGTAGCACGATATTCGGCCACTGCTTGTTGTTCAGGTGTTGGGTTAGTAGCAGTAACCCACGATTTAAATATTTCAGATATTTTGTTCATCGGTATTAAAAGGAATAATTTCACCTGTATTTAAATCAAGACTACCATCACCATATTTAATAGAAAGTTTATTATAATATTCCTGCTCTTGATTAGCAACATTTTTAAAAGAAGCAAGTAATGTTTCTTTTTCAATGCGATTTTTACCTAAAGCAAAAGTAATATTATCTTTTTGAGCCTTAAATGATTTAATCTGAAGTAATTCTTCTTCAGCAATAAACTTAGATTCGTCACTCATTATTTGGTCTTTTTAGAAGATTTTTTATTAGATGTTTTTGCAGATTGCTTTGCAGGTTGTTGAACTGGTTGTTTTTTAGTTAAAACCTTTTTTTTAGCTTCTTTTAAAGTAGCAAGTTCTTCATCTGATGCAATAGGTTCAACTGGTACTAATACTGGTGTTTCAGCTAGAACAACTGTTGGACGATCAGCGCCGTTGTCAGATACAACATCTTGTGGTGGGAATGAAGATTTCTTTTTGCTGTTTAAAATAACTGCAGCTACAATACCAGCTACAATAAGTACAATGATAAGTAATGTCATAAAATTGTTTTTGTTTCGTATATAAATATATAATAAGATTATGAGACAACCAAAATTTTCTCTAAGGTTTTTATTACTCTATCTGAAGATATTTCTTTAGAACATTCAAATTGGTGTTGTGTTCCTTTATGTACGGGGCACCAATTCCAATCACCTGCATCTAGCCTATGTGAGTTGAAACAACCCCTACATTTACCTAAAGGTGCATCAATGTGGTAACAACTAGTAGGTTCAGTATATTCTTCAGTAAAGCCAGATACTATTATTGTAGGTGTATCTGTAGCCCATGATAGCCAACTTAATCCACTGCTAATTCCTATAAATGCTTCAGATTCATTAAGTACTTTTACAGTTGATTCCATATCAAATGAGTCAGGATACTTAATTCCAGTTGGGTTTTTATTTCCCATATATCCGTTTTCTTCTCTAGATAACATTACTACTTCATATCCTTGATCTTTACACCAATCAACTACTTCTTGCCACCCTGTTGGATTATTCCAATATTTAGCTTGTGCTGTACTGTGAACAGCAATAGCAATTTGTTTTTTCTTTGCAACTAATGGCTTTTTTAATTTTGGTTTTACTTCTATAAAATCTAATCCTAGAATATCAGATGCTGTTTTCTGAAGGTTTTGTTGTTTAATGTCAAAAGGATTTTTATTAAAGTCAACATTATCATCACTATTGTAAAACCACCCTATAACATACATTGCGTATAAATTGTAAACTGTATCTCCCGGTTTAACAAATTCAATTTCTGGGTATTGTGATTGGAAGAAATAATTATGAAATGTAGAGCAAATAACTTTACATTTGTGTTTTTTTCTAAATTCTTCAACATATGGAAACCAAGCTAAAGTATCACCCAATGATTTAGAATCTAAAGCAATATATACTCTTTTATCTTTAAGATCTAAATCATGTTGATATAATAAATTACCATTCTCATCTTCAATCTTTATTCTCCAATCTATATAATATTGTTTACTTGTTCTAACCCAACAATTACTTTCTATTTCTTGAGAATATTCTACTGTGTTTGTTTTTTTATTAATAAAGCTTACTTTATGTTTTTTATAAGGTGAGTCTAACACTTCAGCAAAAGGACCATTAATAAAATTAATATTAAATTTAGGAATGTTTACTTTTGAAGGTATTCCTAGTTTTTTTGTTGATTTATAAATAGATATTAATTGATCTTTCATATTTATTTTATTGTCTTCATATTTTTTTAATAAATCTTTTGTTCTATTTTTCCAAGATAAATCTAATGCCTGTTGTCTTGCCCTAGATGAATATAATGTATGTGAATTAAATTTAATTTTATTAAAAGCATCAACAATTTCATCTACATCTCGATTTACAGCTATCATTCCCTTTAGTAAGTTATTATCCTCAAAAGTTCCAATAACAGGTAAGCCAGAAGCTAACGCTTCTAATAATGTTAAATTAGGATGTCCAGCCTCTAATATAGAAGCATGGATAAATACACTATGTTCTTTGTATATATTTTTTAATTGTTCTTCATTAAGATCATATAAAATAGTTAATTTATCATAATCTGAAGGGAAGGTATCAAAATAGTTTTTATTATTACTTGGTCCGGCTATTGTAATAGGTAAATCTAGTTGTTTTGCTGCTTCAATAGCATATCCAAATCCTTTTCTGTCTTCGGCTTGATTATGAATAAATCCATTATTTGCTACACATAATAATTTGTGTTCTTTAAATTCTCCCGGAGTAAAATAGTCTGTATTTACTCCATGTGAAAAATATTCAGGTATTCCTTCAAAGTAATCAACTAAAAATTTAGCAGGCACAAAGGCTTTTTTAGCATTCTTGATTGCTTGTAAATTTTCTTTATAGGCAGTAGAATCTTTTCCATATAAAAAGGCATGATGGTCATGCATAGTAAAATAATATGGTATTCCACGTTCATGTGCTAAATTAGCTAAATTAGCAACATGAATATGTACTACATCATAATCTTTTACATCATCTAAATATAATATTTGTGAATCATGTCCTAATTCTAATAGGGCATTGTGTGTCTCCCATATAATTTTTTCTACGGCTCCCCATCCATTTGGGGGAATAGGAATTAAACCAGGCGTAACATTAATTATTTTCATTTTATTATATTAATAATTGATTGATAAGCTGCAAAATAATAACATTGATAATATTGAGGTATTCTAGATAATAATATATTAGTATATGGATTTTCGGCTTGGTTCC